TAGATCGTTTGCAAATGCACGAGTCATTGTACGAACTAAATGATCTTCTAATCCTGCACCTTCTAAGTTATCTTCTAGTGCTTCAGTTGATACTTCCCAATCAAGACGAATTTTCTTTGTAGAAATTTCAACTTTTGTAAAAGTAACGCCAGCGTTTGTGTATGTTGCATCTGCTTGTGCAGCAGCACGAATAACACGTTCTCCAACGTTTAGTTTTTCAAGTTCTGCAGCGTTTGTACGCATTGTTACTCTGCGTCCATCTCTTGCTAGTACTTGTTGTTCGAATATATATTCTATGAATTGGCGTGATTGCTCAGGAGAAAGAATACCACCATCATCTGATGTGGATCCAACTACACCAAGATCACCTGCGGCTGGTGATGATACACCACCAATACCACCTGAGACGATGGAACCTGTTGCAGCAGCCTTTTCTAAAATGTCTTCTGCCATAATAATTTCACCTCCCAGTGAATGTTAGCGATATAGGTCAGCGGAATTGAGGAAACGCCCGCCCCACATGCTTTTTTTGATTTTTGTTTCTTGAACGACCCCGCCTAGGTCGCCAGACTTACGGACAGCAGTGTCGTCTTCTAATGAGTCAACACGCTTTCCAAACTCTTCTACATTGCCTTTAATTGATTTTAATTCCTCTTGTGCGGATGCAATGTCTTTCTTTAATGATGCCACTGTTTCGTTAAGTGACTTTACGGTAGTCACCAAGTCTCCAAGTGCTGAAGCAACTGTATTTTGAATCTCATCAATTGATTCTTGTACTGTATCTACAGCCTTTGCTAAGTCAGCGTCTTCTGCTTTTACACTTTTTTCGCTATCTTCAGCAGGAGTGGCGGCATCTTCATCTTTGGCTTCTTCAGCAGGTGCTTCTTCAGCCTTTGCTTCTTCAGCAGGTGCTTCTTCAGCCTTTGCCTCTTCAGCAGGTGCTTCTTGAGCAGGGGCTTCAGCAGGTGCTGTTTCGCCTTCAGATTTCACAATGTTTTCTTCGGTTGCTACAACTTCTTCAGTTTTTGCAACTTCTACATTTTCATTTGCCATATTTTTCCCCTCCTTAATAGGATTGTCAGCCTTGGCTACTTCTTCACCAAGTCTAATTTTCTGTGATTTAATTAAGTTTTTTATCACAGAATTCTTTTCTGTATCATTAGATTCTACAAATCCAATATTTGACATAGTCTTATCACATGATGGACATAAAGAATCTTCTTCTTTAGAGAGCCTTACCAAAGTATCTGATTCACACCAGTATACATTTTCAAGATCTACTTTACTAATGATACCATCGATTTTATTTTTACCATCTACTTTTTCAATAGATACGATATTGGCGAATTGATTGGCTGGGTTATCCACTAATGATAGTTCGTGGAGTTCGTAATCTTTAATAACTCTAATAGATTTATCCATCTTTTCGTCATACATTTGTTCAGAATCATTGATGCTGCCACCAATAGAAAAACCAGTAAGAGTGCCATCAAGAACCTTTTCCCAAGTATCTTGAGCACCTTTAGAAATATATGCATTTACGAAAACTCCGTTATAAAATTTATCTTCATTCTTATTATAATATTTATCTGACTTAAAAGATACTAGTTTACCTACAGCAATAGGCATATGCATTTCTCTTATGTTACCACGAAAACCCTCAAAGGCTTTAATGCTAACTTCTGTAGGAACTATATCTGATTGTTTATCAACGTTGTCAAGCGTGGCAAAACCAGAGACAATACGTTTTTCTTTATCAACTTTAGCGATTGGCATAGATAACGTGATATTGTTATCTTTAGAGTGCCAAAATGCTTTATGCAAATTTGTCATATTACCTCTATTATAATAAGTGTTTATAGGTACTTTTTATTATATCATTTATTCTTGTCTTCTACCCTCGCCCTGTGCCGAACGGCCAGTGGAGGTAGAAGGTGAATCAGAGGCATTGTCTGTTCTCTGTTGATCCCTAGTTCTATTTTCTGTTGCTTGAGCCATTTGCTGTGCTGCCTGTTGAGCATTCAAAACTATAGGTTCTGAACCTCCAGGTCTAACTGGATAACCCAGTCTTTCACGTACTTCATTTGGAACAAGAACTTGCATTCTTAGATATCTTTCATCTATTTGACTTTGAGTTTGCTCATCTGTAAGGGTTAATTCATTAAACTTTAAAACAAGCATATCTGTTTTTTCTTTAATAATTTTATTAATAGTTTTTTCTAGGTTTCTTTGTGCTGGTCTTGCCACCTGCTCTTTAAAAGTTCTATCAGCAACCAAGGCAGATGCTATAGAAACTCCAGCACCACCACCAACTTTAGAATATGGAACTTGATGAGCCATCAAAATATCATCACGATTAGACTTGCGATATTTTTCAAATGATCCATCTTGAATTCCGTTTTCAATTGGTTTAAGGTCAAATTCAACCTTATTATCTGGTCCGTCTCCAGGAAGTGGTATATATAGTGTTCTGTGGTTTTGACCACGCAATCCTGCTTGCATAAATCTAAAGAACTTATCCTCTGCATCTGGACTTAACTTAGCACCCTTTACTAACGCAATATATCTAGGAACTGCTTTATTTTCAAAGTAATCAACATTGTATTTTGCTGCTAACTCATTACCTACCATAGATGTTGCTGCAGATACTGTATCTGGAATTCCATAGTATGAGTTTTTTGGAGAGTACTTTTTAATGTGTATTAGTTCATTAGGTCTAGGATCATTGCTTACTGGATTAATATTTCTTGATTCTTGAAAATTTCTAAAGTATACAACCTTTTGATTTACAATCTGAATATATCCATCACGCATACGTCTAACACGAATAGTTGTTGCAGGTATATGGCCAATATATCCTATTTCACCATTTACCTTTCTTCCTATTTCTATGTAACCATTTCCAGTACTTTCAACATCTGTAAATACTTTTTCCAAAACGTGAGTAAAAGTATCTTCATCATTTAAAGATTCTAGCCACTCTGTTAGTTGTGCTTTTCCTCTTTGTATTTTTCTTTGAGCCCTCATTAAAGAGTCCTCATTTGGAGCCTCTTCTAATCTGGCAAGAGTTGAGTCTGTAATTTCAAAACTATAACCCAAGCCTACAGTATTAGCAACTTTTGCATTAATTGCAGCATGATTAGCATAAGAATTTTCATAAAAATATGCTAACTCATCTAAATTGTATGGTGGTATTACTACATCAAATAAACCATAGGCAGTAACCATATCTTGTTCTGGAAATAACTGTTTTGACTTAGTGTCATCTACCCCAGTAAATACTTTATTAACTACCCTGTTCGCTTTTCTTTTAAAATTATGACTTAATCCTTCATAAGATTTTACTAAATCTATTGCAGTGTTAAAAGAATCAACCTTATCTTTTTTTTCTATTTTATCTAAATTATCAATATATGCTTTTGTTTCGTTATTGTCCATGTTTATTCATTCCCTGTTGTGCTAGCATCCATGCACCAATGTCTGTTTCACTAGGAATTAATCCTTCTTTCATTCTATCTATTTGTTCTCTATGTTGTTCATCGGTTACTCTATTTACTCCAGCCATGAACTGAACTTTGCCTGCTGGTGCTCCATAGTGCTCTGCTGCTTGTCTTATTTTTGACATTTTTTCTAAATCGTATGGTCTACCAGGTATATTCATAATATTTCCATTTCCATCTCCAAATGGCTTATTATCGTAATCACACATCCACACATAAACTCCCCAATCAGACTGTTTTTCTATTACCGTTAACTTAGGTTTACCATTATTCTTTAGTTTTTTATTATTCATGACAACAAGTATACCATATTATATAGGTTTGACAAATGTTGTGTTCCACACTACGTTAGGAAATATGTCTGCACCATCAGAATTTATCTCAAGTATTGACGAATCTTCTGAAATTATAGTAGAAGTTCCTAAAAATGATCCATTTATGTTAGATCCGTTTAGGCTAAATGTAATTGCTTCTTGAGGTGCAGATAGACTATTCCATTGATATGACTCCCAATCTTCCCATTGATTTTCTAAAAACAATGTTTCTTCATCTGTGACTATTTCACTAATTCTAATCTCTTGCCAAGTTCTTGTACCAACTGTTAGACCAAGTATAGAAGTTGACTTTTCATATATTGCAATATTGTTATATATCATACCCTGATTCAACTCTACTTGACCAGATACTGATGGAAGAGATATTGTTTTGCCGAACACTATAATTAGTGACGTCCATTGCATAGGGTATATTATTGGATTTTTAACTCTTATTCCATTTTGATAATAAACTACATCATCATTTACAACATTAACAAAATCACTTACTAGTCCAGTTTCAGCATCGTATAGTTGTATTTTTCCTCTTTTACCATTATCAATTGGTTCTAAATACATATCATATGTAGTATCAGGAGTACTAATTCTTCCTATATTTTTAACTGAGTTTATTGTTTTATCATCATTATACATAGCCCAGAATTGAACCCCGCCAAGAATATATGAGTCGTTTTTTGAATTATTAATAGGTATAGAGAATGATCTTTGTGCAGAAGTATTGTATGGTAAAAGAGAAACTCCTGAATCTCCAGTTAAGTATAGGTATGGTGTTGAATCTTGATATATAACATATGGATTTTTATCTTTATAAGCATAGGTTTTATCATATCTTGATACTGGATATATTTTACTTCCAGTTCTAGTATTTATGCTAGAAAAGTCTTTTTCATCATTGGCCATTGAAGAAATTATCATTCTTTTTATTTGTAAGTTTTTACTACTTATACCCTTGACCCTAGCCTCTAAATGTACTGTTATGTAGTAATCTTTAAAGTCTACTAACTCTTTAGGTGGAAATATGATAGTTCCATCAACTACCTCAAACTTAGTTTCTATTATGTCTTCTGTATTATCAAAATCTAGCACTTTTGACGAAGTAAGTGATACAGTATTTGTATATCTTGAATAAGGTATTTTTCCAATTTGATCAAAACTTTGTAATGTAATATATGACTGTAAGTTTGCATTTTCATAGTATGAAACACTAGAAGATGAATTAGTTAGAATATCAGATGGATACTCTATATTAAACTGTATCATATCTAAGTCGTAAAATTTTAAACCACTCTTACTTGTTACCTGTTTTCCAAAGTATGATAGTGGTATGTGATCTTCCCAATATCCAGCAACGCATGCATCTATTACCATGGATGATTCATTAACTAGTGGTTTTAATGTGTAACTTCCTACGTAGTCAAATAAGTCAGAATTAAATGTACTTGTAGCAAAACCATTACTATCAAATAGATTATATGTGTCTTTATCATTAAAAAACTTATTATTGAAGGTCAAAGAATAAAACTTACCTAAAAATGTATTATCTTGGTAACCCATCAAACTTAAAGAAATATTCTGTGGGTTAGAAAAGAAATTACCTAATATTGTTGGGTACTTTATTGTTAAAACATCTATATCTATACCTGCGGCAAAGTTTTGACTAGTATTTACTGAAGCAGTACTTAATAGTTGATCATTGTAGTAGTATCTTATTTCATTTTCACCTACTGCTATATCAAAATTGTTATTATTTATTGAGTTATAAAAATGCATTAATATCTGTTCTTCGCTAGAAGGAAAGGTGTCTTGTGCTTGAAACAAGCCATATATTGATGTAACTCTATCTGATATAACATTTATTGAATCAAACTCTATTGATCCATCTACATTGTTATATGCACTATTTGGTCTAATTTTAAAAAATGGTACAGAAGAAGCAGACTGTAGTAAAAAGTTATCTGTCATTATATCTGTTGGTTCTTGTACATTTAATTGACTTATTCCTTCCCATTCAAATGCTAATATTTCAAGCCAAGTTCTTTGTTGATGCTCACTCCAGTATCTTGGATTTAATGGAGACTCTATTTCTTCTAGATCTCCAGAAAATCTAAATTCTGGAAGGGAATATTTTTTAAAACCTATATATTTATTGTTTGCCTCTATATTATTAAAGTACCCTGAGTTCCATGGAACCATGTCTGGATAATTTAAAGTTGCCGTATATTGTGCAAATGGAAAATCTATGTATATTGATTGTCCATCAAAATTACTAGCAATTAGTTCTGCATTTTGAACTCCTTGTGCATATATAAATCTTTTTTTAGCAAGTTGATCTGGAACAATATATGGATAAATAACAATGCAATCTAATTCAAACGGATTAATATCCTCGCTACCATAAAATGCTAACCAATCATATATTTTAGATGGTAAGTCTAAGTCATTAACATTTATGTCTATTTCTATAACAACGTCTCCATTAATTAGTAAACTAACAATTGTTGTTGAATATCTTATATCTATAAGCATTGGCCTATACCACTTACCTACAAAATAAGATTTTTTATATTTTCCAATCACTAGCGTTAGGTATTCTCCATCTATATATAATCCATCGCTTGAGTTTATTGGTCCAAATATTTTTTTATTTATAAATTTAGTTGGATTAACTCTTATCCAAAACTCACATGTTAGGTTAGAATATTTTCCACTTTGGTTCATAAATCCTTTGCCTGGAACCAGTAGTGATGGCATTCCTTCTGTTATTGGGCTAACTATGTTTGTTAAATTTTCTGATCCGTATACCATTGAAAGATTACTATTGTATGCTAATAATTTATTATTATCAACTATTATCATTCCTGAATCTTCATCATTAAATCCATAGGCATCTAGTGAAATCATTGAGTATTGGGTAATTGGAAGTAGAGATTGTATATAAGTATTTGTAAATTCTTCTGGGATACTTCCACTATTTTTTCTAATATATGGTTCTGACCATTGTCCAATTGACAATGAGTTAAACATAATTTTATAATCTTCTTCTGAACCTCCCCCGCCTGGAGTATAATTAATTTTAATAAAACCAGTAACTGATGATGCACTATTAACTATGTTAGATGTAAATATAATTTCCTGCCATCCAGATCCTATAGAGTTTGTTTCATAACTATCTATAGTTCCATCTGAATATTTAAATCCTACTTCGTAGCCCTCAACTAAGTCCCCATATTCAAACACATAGCCACCGAGGGTTACAGTATCTTTTGATGGATCTAGGTTTGTATATGGAATAGATGCTGACTGTATTTCTACAACAACTACACTAGCAGAAAGATCTTTATTTAAAACTCCCCTTGAAGATAGGGCTATAGGTAAATTTAAAGGTGTTACGTATAATGGATCCCATTCAGCATTTTCATCTACTATATTCCAATTTTCAACAAAAAGTTGATTTGTGCTTAAAAGGGATCTAAAGTATATTGGATCATCTAGTGACCATAGTGCTACTGGATGTTCTGCAAAAACTCTAGCAGCATAGGTATTTGAATAATTAAGTGACATTGTGACCTCTAGTCTATTTTATCACGTAACTACTTTGTAATGTCTACTATTTCACATTCTCCAGCAACGCAAGATAATTCTTGTGTTCCAGTGGTTCCGTCTTCTTTTTCGTAAAAAGATAGCATTTCCCACTGAATTTGAGATGGCATTTTTTTAAGCCATGTCTCATACTCTTCTTTAGAGATTTCTTGATATGGTGCTTGTTTATATGTATGTTCACTTGCTGGTAAAAACGAAACTCCACCAATTGAGTCAAAATTATCAAATACCCATGCACCAACTCTTAACCACTCATCTTCATGAACATTTATCGTTACACTTGGATTGTGTTCAGTCCAATTAGTTCTATATATTTTCCACATTTCTAAATGATCTATTGCTGTAAGATCTTTTGTCAATATTGCATTTTTGGGAGCCTTTTGAGGAAAGTAAAATACTGTTGTTTGATCTGGCTTCATAACATCTGGTTCATTTGGAACCCCAGAATCTTTTAAAAATTGTGTTAATGGATCATTATTGGAACCACGCACACTTCTTAAATAGTATTCTGAATACCAAGGATGAATTCCACTTGATACTCCAACCAATTGACTAACGGTACCAGATGGTTTAACACAGGTTATAGATGCTGATGGATTAATATTTAATTTTCTTGCTTCATGTTCATTAACTCTTACAGATTCTATTCTCATATCTTTTAATAATTGTTCTAATGGCTTCCCAGGTGTTGATGTAATTTTATTTCCATAAATGCCTGTTAAAGAAACTCCTAACAATCTTTCTTCTTCGCAATTATCTTTCCATGATTTTCTAATGTATTTAAAATCTGTTAATGTTGACTGCCATGTTCCTAAAATAGTTGCTATTCTTACTTTGTCTAGTAAATCGTCTCTATTATCTTCTGCTGAAATAACTACTTCTGTTAAATTACAAAATTCATTAGGACGTAAAATAATTTCACCACATGGGTTTGTACCTGCAACAAGTGAACCGTCTCTACGACCAAATGATTCAACGTGTTTCCTAACAGAGTCCATATTATAAATGCCACGTTCTCCAGATTTGGATTCATATAAGTTTCTCCATTCACGAAGGAATTGTGCAACGCTTGGTTTTGCATGATAAACAGCAGAATTGTTTGCCAATGCACGTTGTCCATTTTGTTCCCACCATGATCCACTTTTTGCTTTTGCCATTTCAAAATCATCTAGATTAGAAAGAGATATTAAAGCAGAGCGACGAACTCCTCCAACAACTACTACTTCTCCAACTTTACACATAATGTCATGTGCTTCTATTGATTTTAATCTACGACCTGCTGCATTTCTAAATGTATCTGTTACAAATACAAATAGGGCATTAAGTGGTCCAGGACCAGATGCACGACCACCAAAAGTTTTTAGTCTTGCACCCGCTGGTCTAACTTTTGACATATCCCAGTTAGGAATTTGTCCTTGATAAAGTAATGCAATTAATTCTTTTAATGCTTTTGCCCATCCAAGTTTTGAATCTTCTACAACAATGGTTGTTTCAGTTTTATTAAATGATTCTGCAATTATTGGCATTGAGTCTACATATTTTGATTCTACTGAAAACCCTACTCCAGTGCCATTCATTAAAATATACATTGCTTCATCAAATGCTCTAGGGCTATCTACTGCAATAAATGAGCAGTTATATGCTGCAATATGATCTCTTTCTAATGCGGGACCTGCAGTCATCAATGCTCTCATTGAAGGCATTACTTTATGATTTAAAATTGCATCTTTTACTTCATCAAATATTTTTGCATTTGGGCTATAGCCATAGTTTAATACTAAATGATCTTTCATAAAGTTCATAAACCTATTAACTGTTTCTACCCAGGTTTCTCTTCGATTTTCATCTGACATCCATCTTGCATATCTTGAAATGTGAATAAAATTTTTATATGGATCTGTTATTGAACCATTTTCATTGATAAATGACATAAATAATATAACTCCTTGTTTTTTTTTGATTTTATGAGATAATAGTATTCTACACTACTTTATGAGGAGAATCAAGTGTTAACACCACAAGAAGTTCATTTTTATAACAAATTAGTAGAAAGTGAAAAAGTTCACAATTTCATTGTTTGTCCATCAAATTCTTTAGATATTGTAGTTATGAAATTAGATGAAGATGATATGGTATATTTTTACTGCATTTCATGCAAAACAAAATTTAAATTACATAAAGATATAGAGGATACAATCAAGGGTAGCATACTTAAATATATTAATATACCCTCAAATATTTGACATTACTTTATATAAGGGTTATAATAGTATATAGAGATTTCTTCTTGGAGGTAACTTAATGAAGAAAGTTTATTTTTTTTTATTAGTATTTATATTTTTAGGAACATATTTTAATCGACTGGATAGCATAAATAAACCCTATACTGCCGAACCTTTGGTGGCTGTCGAACAAGGACAGGCCACCTTTAGCCCTTTAAAGGGGGTTATAGAGGCTCGTGAGAGCAATTCAGAGGTTGCAAGTAGATCAAGGGCTCAATTTACAGATCCAAAATCTCAAAGGGCAATTTTAGCCTACCAGCACTATTTAAAACAAAATGTTCCAGCAAAAGAATTACAATGTTATTTTAATATTATAGATAAAGAATCTAAATGGAATCCTCTTGCAGATAATCCTAAATCTACTGCTTTTGGACTTGGTCAATTTTTAGATAGTACTTGGTCACTAGTAGATTCAAAGAAAACTAATAACCCATATGCTCAACTTGATGCAATGATTAAATATGTAGATTTAGTTTATGAAGATGGCTGCAAAGCGTGGGATTTTAGAAAATACAAGGGTTGGTATTAAAGAGAAAGTATATCTCTGTAAACCTGATTCCATTCACTACCTCTTGCTTGTAGTGTATGAAATTCTCTAAGTATTTTATAATTATTTTGTCTTTCTATGTTTCTTGTTTTTTGGTTTTTTAATTCTTCTAAGTGACCTAGCCATTCATCTTTAGTATTAGCAACTCTTCCCATGCCATATTCTTCATAAAGAAATTTATATTCTTCTAAATTTTCTGCAATAAATGGTACACCTGCTGCTGCATATTCTAGTCCCTTAATAAATGATTTTGCTAAGTTAAATTCTACATTTCTTAATGGAACTAGTCCTATATCTATTCTTTTAAATAATTCTCCGTAAGTTAATATTGGTTTCATTCTTTCACTAGTATATCTTTTTATTGGAATATTCATTTGTTCTTGAACTGTAGGTGCGTTTAATATCATTCCAGAATGGTGAAATCTTAATTGATTTTTTTCTATAAATTCCCCGACAAAAGGATTTAAAGTTTCTAAGTCTCCAGAACGCCATGGAGTAGCACCAACCCAGCCTATAGTAGGCCAAAATCCAGAGTTATCTTTTCTCATTGCAAAATGTTGAAGGTCAACTGAATTTCTTACTAAAAATACTGGTTTATTTGGATATTGCTTCTGATAATATTTTTGTAAAAATGGAGTAGATGTAACTAATGCATCTGCCAGTTCCATTCCTTTAAAATAATGATCTCTATTATTTTTTGGATTACTTGCTGGATCTGTAGTCTTATATGCCATATTTGTTGGTTCTAGGGCTGCGTGATGATCATCAACATCTACAACTATTTTCTGACCTGCTGCTTGTGCTGCTGGTATTTTTTCAACTATTCCTTGAAGCATCATTAATTTTAATACTACAATATTCCAACCGTGTACTGCTTGTTTATTAGGTATTAATAATCCAAATCCGTGCTTTTCGTGAAATGCAGGAAACCCCATTCCAGTTTCCCATTCATATTTTTTTAATTCTTGCATTGGCAAATAACATCTATACCAAGCACAACCATTAGGTTGTAATGGTTTTGTACCCCATGACCAATCATAGGTTAAAAAACAAACTGTTGGTTTTGCCATTATTTACTTTCTATTTAAAAGAGGGGATAGTTTTGCTACCCCCTCAAATTCAAAGACTACTTTTTCTTTGCAGCCTTTGGTGCTACAGCACCGATACCAAATTTAGTATCTTTTGGATTTACGGCACGGATAATTACCCATGCTGCTGCAGTCACTGCTGCATTTAGTACGTTACCTACAACGTCACCTGTTAAAGCA